CGCCTGTGACCGTTGGGTTTGTAATGACAGCGCCGTCGATAGTCGTGCCGCTTACAAGCTGTGGATCAGAGTAGGCAACACCAATCGGTTTGGTATTGACCATTTTAATCTCCTAAAAGAGAAGAATGGGCTGACGCCCACTCTATTAGCCGATGCGATAGCAAGACCAAGCCGCTGATGCTGTGCGCGCAAAGCGGAAAAGTGCTGAACTAGCCGCTGCCGCCGAAGCGTTACCAACAGCAAGATAGACGTTGCCGACAAAAGTAATACCTGTGCCTGCAACCAAGTTAGCGACATCGCCACCTGTCGTGGAGATATTGATAAGCGCCACATCGAACGTGCTGCCGATCTTAGCGTTTGTCAGCAATGCGTCGATCTGCGCGCCAGTTGGCGTCGTGATTGCCGTAGCGCCAGCGCCGCCACTGTTGATCGTGATGATGTTAGCGGTAAGCTGTGCAGCGGTAAGCGTGTTTGACGCGCCTGTCAGAGCTGTAACTGTGCCCTGGTCGCCAATTGTTACTTCGTTAAGGTTGCCATCGCCTAACTGATAGCCACCACCGACTGAAGGAAGTGCCATGTGATTTAACTCCTAAAATGGAAGAAAGAAGGGGCTTTCGCCCCCTCTCATTAGCCCCAAAGACGAGCAGCCATTACTGGACGGATCGCGCTGTAGCCATACAACACGTCGATACGGCAAGGCATACGGTCATTGTTGATGTCGTATTGACGAACAATACGCAACGAAATGCCGTTGTGAACCTGACGCGAAGCCATATCTACACCCTGTGGAAGGAGAAGATCGGCAGTCGCGAAAGAGATCGCGTCTTTGTGATGGATAAGGTTCTGTGGATACGTCGTCGAAGCAGCGCCGAGGAACGTAACTGTCGCACCTGACTGCGGGAAGCTGTCAACAGTAGCGAGAGCGTTTGACGACGTATAGATCGCAGGAGAGATCGCTACGTTCGAGTAAGTTCCCGAAGATGCTGTGTTGGCCGTCGTCACAACAAATTGCTGAAGCGAACCGGTCGATTCACGCGTCTGTGGGTTGACAGCGTAGACGTTAGCGATGGTGAACACGTCACCAACAGCAAGCGTCTGACTGCCTGTGCCCGTCAGCGTGATCGTGGACTGACCTTGTGTTGCAACAGTGGTCGTTACCGTGATCGTGCCGGAGCGTGAGCCAGTCGTGAACTGACGGATCGACTGCGTCATGTTCAGCTCGTCGTAGCCAAGGATACCTTCACCCATCAAGCCGTTTTTAAACTGCTTGCTGATGGTATCGACTGGATTAAACAAGCCTTTCATGCCTTCGATCAGACCAGCGTTAGCGGCTGGGTTGACGGCGACATAACGCTGAGACATTGGCGTAGCGAACTCGTTCAGCTTCTGGTTGCCCTGAAGAAGAACAAGCGACGTAGCAGGCGTCGTGCCCGGCGTGCCAACAGAGTTATAGATCTGCTGATAAGCGTTAGCGACGTCAGCGTCGATGCTGGAAGCAAGCTGAGAAATACGTGGCTTAAGCACGCGTTCAGCAAAGTCGTCCAACTGCATGGTCAGTTCGGCAGACGTAAAGTTCACGCCAATGTGTTTCTGTGAAGAAACAGTCAAAGTCGTGTATTGCTCGTTGTCGTCCTGAACCTGGAGCGCAGCGCCATCCGTAACCAAAGCGCGGTCAGGAAGACGGATGCGGAGGGTTGAACCGATCTTAGCGCCTTCGACAGCGAAAGAATCGTCATACTGGCGGTTGACAGTGCGAGTGATTACAAGATTATTCTCCAGAATTTCCAGAGCCTTTCTTGTAATCATATCAATTGTTAAAAGTGAATTGCTCATTTTATGTCACCTATCTGCGACGTTGAGCCTCCAGCTTCCTAAGTTGCCTCTGTCTATCCGCTTCAATCCACTCAGATGTAGACATTGATTTCATCGACCGAGGGTCAGTTGTATCATATGTCGGGCCACCAGACGAACGCGGAGCAACAGGAGCAATAGGGGCCGGGGCAGATGAAGTTCTCTTGACCGGCGGATCTGAAGCTAACTTAGCCTCAAGTTTACCGATCTCCCGTGCCTGCAAGACAGGCGGCAATCTGGAAATCCGATGGGCTTCTTTTGGGTTAGACCCAAGGTGATAAATCACATCGGGGCCAATATCAGAAGCCTGTATGGCTTGAGCCATCACATCCGTCACAGGAAGATTCGGGTTATACGCGACTTGTTCAAAGTCGTCATACTTAGACCGAGCGTCTTCCTCACGGTCGTGATAAGCGTCAAGTAGAGCTGCCTGCTGCTTTGCGGCCTCACGTTGTGCCAGCATCTCTTGAGCCTTACGCTCGGCCAATGCTTCTGCATAGACCTGTGCGTTCTCAAAATCATCTGGCGCAGGTGGAGGTGCGACCGGCTGTCTAGCCTGTTGCTCCGCAAGCCGTTGGGCCTGCTCTCTTTCCCATTTGCGCTGTTCTCTTGCTAGGCGTTTTCCAACGATAGCGTCCAACTCTTCTTGAGTGAACGATTTCGTCGATTGTTCCTCCGGCGTCGTCTCAACAGATTCAGGTGCCGCCGTGGCTTCCTGTTCCGGCGCGGGGCTGATCTCCGCTACAGCCTGTTCTTCATCAGACATTTCTTACCTAGCTTTCCGGCCAGTCGGTTAAATTACTCTATTCTTGTTCCGATTTAACGTCAACAAGACCTTTAGCAACTTCTTGAATCTTGACTGCTAAAGGTAGCGCTTCATTCGCTACGGCCAAACCGCCAGCTTTAGTCGCCAAGTCAAGCATTTGCAAAAGTTTATTTAATTCTTCAACCGTGAACATTAAGTCTCCTATTCTGCCGCCCAAGGCAGCGGGGGTGTTGTAACAGGCGGGTTAATCTGATTAGCGATCTGCGTGTCAAGTGCAGCGTCCATAGCCGCAATCTTTTCCGCTCCCATCGCCTTGTCAAGCCATCCGCAAACTTGGCTAAACGACAAATCAGAGTAAGGCGTAAAATGCTCGTCAGGGTTGAGCGTTACGCCCTGTGAGCCATAAACATCTGCGATGTGTGTTCCATCTGTTGCTTGGCGACGCCAGTGAATTGTGAACACTACGTCCGTGTGGTTATCTTGCTGTGGATAGCACTCTAATTGGCTGATTACCCAAGTGTATGTATTTGCCATTAATTTAATCCTTACGCGGCTGTTGTCACGTTTGTCCAAGTAGTGCTACCGGTTGTATTTACATACATTCGTGTAGACGTAGATGAGCCATCAGATCGAAGATAAATAGACCCCTGAGCGGCTGAGACAGTTGGTGCGCCGGAGCCATAGTAAATACCAAAGCCAGCGGTTGTTCCAAAAAGAAGGCGCGCAGATGTAGAACCGCCAGCGGGTGTGGCTGTTCCTGAGCATAGCGTGCCAACACCATTAACTGTAAGAAGGGTTCCTGCTACAGTTGTTCCAATTAATACGTTACCGCTGCTATCTACAAATAAACGAGTGGCAAGAGCTGTGTAGTCAAATATAGCAAAGCCACCGTTATATATGGAAGCTGAACCGCCTGTTGCAAATTGCCATGAGCGTCCTCCAGATCCTGTATTCTGAAGTTGAACAAAAGAATATCCGTTTGTGCTAGAAGTTGAATTAACAATACTAGCAGCCGTCGCATCAATTATTGCTAATTTACCATATGAACCTGGGGTCTGAGTTCCAATACCTACGTTGCCGCTGCTGTCGATGCGCATACGTTCTGTTGAAGAAGAACCTGTTGCAAATGCTATAGTATTAGACGATCCGGCTCCGTATATCTGCCAGTTCACTGTTCCATTGCTAAGGCAAAATAACCCATTATAGTTTGCGCCAGAGGTATTAGCAGCGTTTAACTTGATATTTGCAGCATATGCTGCTCCACTGTAATCATTGCTAAAATATAAAGAACAGTCGGCTGTGGTGTTACTGTGAATTTCAAGTTTATTGACTGGTGAAGTTGTCCCGATACCTAAATTTGATCCATCAAAATACAAACCTGATGATGAACTAAACGCACTCGTCCCATTCCCATACGGTATATATCCAGCCGTTAAACTGGTGAGGCCAGTGCCGCCAGAAGCAACGCCAAGCGGTGTTGTGGTCAGGGTCAAGCTGGCGGCAGAGACAGCGCGGCCTGCGGTCAGATTAGCTACGGAAACTTGGTCTGTCGTGCCACCTTGAACAATCGGAAGAATCTCCGTGCCAGTAAGTGGAGTCGTGGCAGACGGAAGCGCGGAGATCTTTACATCGGTCATTTAATCAGTCCTTAGAAGGATGATACTTTATCTTGGAAAGCCTTGATGCGCGCTTCTAAAGCCGCGCGGTCGTTAGCAAGTTTGGCCGCCAAATCAGCCAAAGCATCTTCGCGGTCGCTAACGCTATTTTCACGCTGAGAAACAGCATTTTCAGCCGTTTTAAGAGCGGCATTTCGAGCTTGTGATGTAGCTTCAAAAGCAGTCTCGCGCTGAGAAATAACCTTCTCGCGAATGTCCAAATCAGCTTTTAACTTGTCTGCATCAGCCTGTTTAGCTTGTGCGGAAGCTATAATATCCGCTGCCTGCGCTTGTGCGTCAGCTAACTCAGTCTTAGCTTTTTCACGATCAGCAATAGCGTCTTGAGCTGCGCTTAATGCACCCTGGCGGACCGCCAGTTCATCTTTAAGCGCCGCCATTTTGGCGAGATCTTGAGGAAACTGTTTGGTAAAGTAGTCAACATAGTCAACTGACGGATTGTCATTAGAGATGTTCATAACAGCCTCAAACGTAATAGCTGACGTTGACGATAGCACCGGCAGTCTGTGCAATAAATTGAATCTTGGA